TCATTGTTCGTCTCGTTTCTTGTTTTCAAGAAAATCAATAACTTCTTCTAAGCTATTAAAGAACATTATGTCTTCCTGAAGAGACTTATCATTATCTTCGTCATAGCCTACATAGATATCAATGCCAAAGATATTAGAAAGTATCTCTGCAAACTCAAAAAGAGTGATATCTTTTGAGTATTCCATAAAGTATCCATCACTATTACTGGAATCACTGATAGTTACACGGTAATTTTTTACTTTTGGTGAAATTTCATCATTTTTATCAAAAAATGACGTTTTTTTGAAGTTTTTATAGGAAATTTGACGAATTTTGTCGGTTTTTTCCTTAAATTCAGCAATTTTTAGCTGTTTTTCAGTGTTTTTTGTGTTATTTTTGCAATTACAAGCATCAAGATTGCAATTTTTTTCACAAGGATTAGACATGTTTTCCTTAAGTTATACTATAGGAGATTTTAAGATATGCCTGTCAAGGCTTATAACGTAAATTTTTATTAATTTATTTTTCTTTTTCTCTCATTTTGTTTAACAAATCTTCTTTTGCTTGGTTAGCTTCAGCTGCCGACTCAGATCTTGGTCGTTGTTTTACTTTGTTGGGTTGTCCTGGTGTTATCGGAGTAACATCATCGGATGAATATTCTTTTTCCCAGAATTTTGGATTACGTCCTGAGGTTTCACTCAGTGCTGAGAGGTCAAGCTTCGGTGTATCCATTGGGATAGCAACATCGTTACCCATAAATAGTTCGTGGTTTTCATCTTGTCTACCATTTTTAACATGGTGAAGATAGGTTGAACCATGTTCACTGATCCAAAGTTGACGGTGTGGCGTACGCTTGCCAATATCACCTAGCCCAGAAACACGTCCTTCTTTGCCTTCACCCAAGTGTTTGCTTGCACCCATTGGGAAACTAGTAAAGTATGCATCTCTAAGTGCTTTGTCAGAACTGTTAGCTGCTTTGTTGTGATCTTGCATATCGAATACAGTATTGGAAACGTGAAGAGTTTGGTCCAAAGCACATCGTGGGCAGTGACACATTACCCAGTCAGCAGTTTTGGCTTTTTCATGTAGTGCTTTCAATGCTGGGTGTTTAGGTTCTGTGTGATCAAGAATATTACCAATAACACCACTCAATTGATGGTGGATATTAATTGGCTTTTGATCTTTAGCAAGATATTTAAAGTTTTCGTTTTCACCCTTGTCGTAATCTTCAGGTGGCACTGAGATCCCGTGAGCATGTGCATTAAGAACTTTTGCTACTTTAAAATAATCACCAATGTTGGTAGATCCTTTGTCAATAAGGTTCTTATAAGCTTCTGATCGAGCAGATTCGATCTTACCGAGTTCTTGCATTGGTTCAGCATACTGAGGTCTACGATTGCCCTGGTGATCTACAGAAAGATATTGACCAACAAGTATTGGCTTACCTTTTCTGTCTTCAGCAATTTGTTGTTTTGGGTTCCAGGCATAACTGCTAACTTTAAGCCCTCGTAGATTAGGAAAGTTCTTATTTGTGATTTCCATATTTAGAACGTCACCTAGGTTAGCATAATTCTTCAGCTTAGAAAGCTGGTGGTTATAGTTCCAATTACCACTAGATCCTTTTTCAAGGCCAAGGATGTCTTGTGCTTCTTCACTAGGTTCGTTTAGACCTTGTTGCTTATAACTTCCACCACACTTGTCTGAGCAACGGCTGCGACAAAGTCGTGAACCTCCACCATTGCATTCGCTGTCAGCACCACAAGAATGGTGACAACCAAGAAGATAGTGATTAGCAGTGGCTTCTGCACTACGTGGGACGTGATTATTCTCAGGATCTTCAGCGTGGAAGTGATATCCGTTATTAGCAAGATGAGTTAGACTTTTGCGTGGCTCGTCGCCTTTGGCAGCGAATACGCTATTAAATTTCTTAGTGCTGTTAAAACTTCTCATGTTATCTCTTTTTTTTAATGGACTACATGAACTATTACAAAATACCTATGAAATTACACTGTTTTAGGAGCCAGTCTCCTGATAAAACTCTGGCTTATGGTACTTGTCACTGTAGTCCAACATGGTTACTAAAGAATACTTAACACCTGATTTAACTGGCATGGCTCGGTGCGGATAAGCAAACGTAGATGGGAATACAATTAAATCTCCAGCCTTTGGCTTTATGTTTAGTTCCTGGAGTCTAAAGTAGATCTCTCCGCCCTCATATTCGTCATTTAGATACGCTACAAGAGATACTGTACAGTTGTACGAGAAACCGTGGTCATGGTGCTCCATGAAATGTTGGCCTTCGCCATAACGAACAAAGTTAAAAGCTTCCCAATACCTTAGATTGTGGATGTTATTTGTTCTTGAATAATCATCGACTGCTGCTTTCTGTGCATCGTAGCATTCTTGCCAGATCTGCTGTAGTTCTTTTGACTCTTGGCTTAGGTCTCCTGCTATATCGCTTTTCTTAAATTTAAAATCGATACAGTCTCTATATTCAGGCATTCTTTCTTGGTAACCAACATAAGCTGGTTGCCAATTATAATGGTTATTACCATTCAAAACTTTTTCTAATCTTTTTATAATATCCCACTCTGGTTTTATTACATCTCTATAGAGAGTTATGCAATTACCTAAGTCTTCCTTAGAACTCCAAGTTTGCTCGTATGTCATTTCTTGCATGCTCATTCTATTGGCCCTCCTGTGGGTCCGTAATTGCTTGGCAGAATTTTTTCTCCCTTGGATTCTGCTTCTTCCCAACCTTTTAATTGTACAGCTTGTTGTGCTCTAACTGCCTTAAGACTCTCAGCCCATTCATCTATTTTTTCTTGAGTATATTCTGATTCTTCATAGTCCCAAAATTGACCAATGGTAAATCTTTCTCCAGACGTAATCAATGATATACCATGCTGGTTATTATGTCCACCATCAAATGCTGCTAATAGACCAGTTTTTGGTTTAATTGAAACATTATGATCAGGAAAGAACAATTCTCCACCATCAAAATTATCATTCAAATATATAAACGTTGCCCACTTGCTTCTTTCGAATTCATTGTACTTACCATCTGTACTATTATCTGAATGAGGATTTGTAAAACCTCCTGTAGCCCATATTTGTGCATGTGGGAAACCAATTGGCTTTAGACCACTACCACGAGCAAGTTCTGCAGCTTCTTTCATTCTAGAACTCAAAGACTCAACAAGATCTTTAGGTAATCCAAAATCAACCATATCATCGCCTACTGGCAAGTTGGCTGCAGATGATCCATAGAATCCAATTCTATTCCATTCAAGTTTGCCATTCTTTTCTGAGTGATCCCAATATTTAATGATAGCATCACATTCTTCTTTACTCAAGAAGTTTTCAAAAACAACGATATCATCTTTGTAATTTATTCTGTTCATATATACTATTCCTCTTTACCCCAAAAACCACTAATTTTGTATCTTGTACCAGATGTAATAATTTTTACTCCATGTAGATTGTTGCCACCATGAAAAATGGCAAGCATTCCGGGAGTTGGTTTTATTTCAAGAGGTCTATCATGAAATTGTAGTTCTCCACCTTCAAAATCATTGTTTAGATATAAACCTGTAGCCCATTGGACTGATGAATCTTTACCACTGTTATCATAGTGAAAAGAAGCATAGGCTCCTTTCATCCATTTTTGTGGGAACGCACCAATTTTTCTTATTTTATAACTACTAACTAATTCTGTTGCTTCAATAATTTTTTTCTCTAAATTAGCAAAATAATCTATCGGTAAACCAAATTTAGTTATTTCAATATCATTGTATATCATTGTAGAACCGAATGCATTGTTAAATGAATTGTTTCCCCAAGGCCATTGCATTCTTCCTTTGATAGTAGAATCTTCCCAATATTTAAGAATAGAATTGCATTCGTCTTCACTTATAAAATTATTGAATACAACGATATCATCTTTATAATTTATTCTATTCATATTACAATACGTATTTGCTACCGTTTATATGAGCTATTTCTAAATGGTTTATGTTTACATGGCTTGGTAGTGATCCCACCCATCGTATAGCTTCAGCCATATCTTCTGCAGTTAATGCGTGATCTTTCTTTTCTGTTTGAGTATCAATAGTTCCTGGACAAATTTCTGTTACTGTAATCCCATATTGTGGAAACTCTAACCTCATGGTATCAACTAGACCCATTTGGCCTCGTTTTGCATTGGAATAATTGCCTGATCCTCTAAATGGAACTTGTCCACACAACGAAGAAATAAATATAATTGTCGGTGAATCAGATTTCATCATTGAAGGGATAAGTAATTGAGAAATGTACATTGGGCCACCTACATTTATATCGTAGGCCCTTCTAAAATTTTCCATAGTTTCATATATTAGATACGTTGGACCAGCACCACCACCAGCATTGTGAACCAATAGATCTATTGTATCTTCTTCATATTTTTTACAAAACGATTCAATTGATTCTTCATCTGTTACATCTAGTTTATTTACTTCAACGTTCTCAGATTCTAAATCTTTCATGGCATCTAAATCTCTGGACGCTGCAATGACTCTATACCCGCTATTTTCCAGAAGCTTGACCGTTGCCCTACCTACACCTCTGCTTGCTCCAGTAACTATTGCTGTTTTCATTGTGGTTCTTCTCCTTCTGCAAACCCTTGCAACTTCATATCATTATGTATCCAATGCCCTGTAATCATATACTTAAATCCAGTTTTGACAAGGTGGGCGGTATGAAAATACGGAGCAGAAGATGGAAAAATAATTAAACTATTTGCTTTCGGTTTAATTCCTACATCAAATTGTTTTAATTCTAAAGCTTCATCATAATCTATTTCAATCCAAGGTTTTTTCATAACGTCGTTTTTATAGTCTACCATTTTAAAAGAAATTTCTCCGCCTTCATATTCATCATTCAAATATAAAACAAAAGAATATCTCAGCGATGTGTCGCCTTGTAGTTGATCAAAATGAGAACCCATGCATGTTCCGGTGTAATATTTTTTAATATCAAACGATGGGAAGAATCTTGGTTCGTCATAGTCTCCTATAGATTCTGCATAGTCTTTAGCAACATTATAAAAAGTATTTTTAATTGCATGAAAGATATATGACATGTATCCCAATGACAAAGGATCTTCTAGTTCTTCAATTCTAAGTATATCAAATGACCTAGTCTCTCCATAAATATGATTTTTGTCACTAGAAGAATGCCATGTCTCCCAACCAGTATCTACTTTTTTTAAAATTTTATTAAAAGTATCAAAATCTGGTATTACGTTCTCGTAATAATTAATTTTGTTGTACAATACAGTTTTATCCATTACATCATTCCATTGTTATTAGGTTCTATACCTTCATGTAAACAATGGCCT